GTATGTCTTAGCGTTCTCATCTATGAACGTATTGCTTAAATCTTCTATTATTGCTAACTTCCGCTTTTGACTAGCCATTAACTACCACTCTTTTCAAATGTTTCTTGTGCTATTGCTCTCCTTTGTGCTTCGTCTGGGAACTCTAACATCATTTCTTCATCACTCATAAATCTAGCAATAAAAGTTTCTTCATCTTCGCCCTCATTAGGTATAGGCATTGGATTGTCTACTTCTTCAAATGTGTTAGCTTCTGCTATATTTGCTTTAGCTTCTACCTCTGTTAATCCAAACCATTTAACTTCTACTTTCCACGCTGGTAATGTTCCTCTATCTACCCTATCTAAATCCTTTATGTACAGTGCTTCATCATCAATAATTATCGAATCATCTGGTTTAACATCTATTTCAAGTGTTTCTATATCGCCACCTATTACATTAGTTTCTTTTAATAGGAACAAAATAGATTTAACTAAGTTAGTCCACACTTGCACTAATATGATTTCGTGTTTCTTCTTATTAGCCCATAGATCACTATTCTCACTAACTACTGCTTTCTCGTTTTGATATACTCCTCTAGCATCGAAAGCGTAATAGTCTGTACCTAGTCCTAGTTTGAATCCGTATGTTTGTAAATCAAACCCTACCCCTATTTTATGTTCTTCAGCTCTTATCTCCGCATTATAGAACTCTATCGCTTTATCACTATTAGACAAGTTCATACCCAAGAATACACTATCATTAGTATCGAACGGTCTAACTACTTGCATACCTGTTGAAGTTGCTTTGTTAATCTCTTTAGTAACTTGGTTTGCATCAACCATAATACGGTGTTTAGCTAATTCATACTCGTTTGTAAACGAATCGTTTTTTAAGTCCATCGCTTTCAATGTATCAATGTTATTAGCGAATACACTAATCCCCATTGGGTTATCCATATCAAAGTTATTAACTATGTTAGGTTTTACTATTTGGAAATGTGCTGTGTCTGTTTCATACGATACTATGAACTTAATTTCTCCATCTACGGTAACTGCTAATTGTTGTGCTTCTTGTTCACTGAATACTCGTGTGATTGGTGCTGATTTACCTAGCTGACTTGCATTAGGACTTACAAACACCTCATGCTCTATCGTGTAGACACTTTTTGATTCACCATCTATAACGACATCTCTTAAATCGTGATACGTTAGATGTGTGATTATATCTTTACCATCTTGTATTTCATTTACCGTGCATATACCTGTTATGTCATTATTGCGATACGCTGTAACTATTAACATATCTCCTGCGATGTAATCAATCATTATCTTATCATTATTAATGAACTCGATCATTACACCTGTTCCTACCGCAAACGATTTCTCTAGTAGATTACTAAACTCTACATCAAAGTTATTATCATCTAATACTTTGTGTACTTCATCATTGATAGCTTCGTCATTGACTGTGATTTGAACTTTCTCATTAAATAATAAAGTAGTCCAATCCTCACAACCTTTTTTAGCCATGTTCATTGTTAATCGTTCACAAGACCTGTTGACACCATCTACTGTCTTTACATTATACCTATGGAATTTATTAACGTTCCCTCTATACCAAGAAGTCCATATGGATTGCATATTGTAAATCGTACCCTGTACAGGATTGTTTCCTCGCTTAGAAATTACCGATAGTATATCCCCTCGCTTGTTTTTGTTTAGCCCCATTTATAACACCTCTCTTCATATAGATTTTATCATCGATTATATCCATATCATCTAACCAGCTATATTCTAAACTATCTAATGAATCTACATCTACCGTTCCATCATCTAGTCTATCGTTCCATTTATCATATTCGGCTTCTTCGATTGCTTTTATTAACTCAACACAAATCGGATCAATCTTAATGAAGTCTACTCCCAACATTCTGTTCATCAAATTAATTCTTCCTTGTATTGCTGATATGTCTTTCTTTCTTATCTCTCCACGTTTAGTTTGTACCTTATCTAACCGCTTCAATTTGTTCAAATCACCCATTGCTAAGTACCATACGTTTCTACGTACAATCTCTCGCTCAATAGTATCTTTGAAATCCTTGTTTGCACTATCTACCCATATAGTCATACCCATAGGGAATCTATCGTGTAACTTCTCTACCCACTCGAAGAATCTGTCTATGTAATCTTCTTGCAAGTAACTACCTACATTTATACAATTCTTGTGATAGAACGTGCTAGGTATCTCTATACCGTTAAATCCTGCCAAAGTTCCCCTTGCTGTAAACACTGTAGCATCTACGACACCATAGTCATTCCCTATATCAATCTTCATATATTTTTGTAATCCACATTCACCAACGTGATTAGGATTGTTTTTGTCAAACTTCTTATATATCGTTCCTACTAGATTAGCAGGTAGTCCTAGATAGATATTCTTATACTGTTCATAGTCTATCTCTTTAAGCATATTGATCTCTTGTAGCATCAATTCGCCTATCCAATCCCTCTGTTGCCATTCAGGTAAATCTATATAGTTTGTATGTTGTACGTAAGCATCATCACGCTTCATCATCTTCTTAACCCACGCATAAGTCCAATGTGATGTCTTAGGATGTGGATTGTATTCGTACAATATCATAAAGTAATCTTTTTGCCCTCTTAGGAACGTTGCTATTACTTGGTTCATATCGTATTCACTTCTAAATTGTGTAATTTCAAATAGCCATAGTATCTTAATCTCATTACCTAACTTAGTCGGTCTTATACCCTTTATACTCTCTGGATCATTCAATCCTGCAAAGTGTACGTAATTCTCTTGTGGTGTCCTTATATACAATGAGCCACTTTTACCTGTTGGATAATCTCTCTTAGCTCTTAGTGGATAACCTAATCTTTCAAAGCCTATCTTTAACCCTGCGAATGTAGTATCTCTATGGTCTACGTGGTTTTGTCTAACTACTGCAACCTCACAAGTTTTATCTTCTATCATCCTTAATGCTATCTTAACCTCGTTTTTACTTGATTTAACACTAGAACGCCCACCTTTGTCTACTTGGTGTAATTTTCTACTGTTGAAGTTATCTAGGTGTGGTTCTCCTACTATCTGGCTTATCCTTATCACTCTATCTGGCATCGTTCACAACCTTAATGCTTATACCATCACCGAGTAAGCCTATACCATCTTCTAATGCCTTATACTTCAATGCTTTGTCATAGAACATCCCTACAGTGTTTGTAAGGAACTGTAACTTGAATCCTTTTTGTATTGCTCCTTTAACATTGGTTTCATCCCTTAACTCTTTTTTATACATTCTTATTATCTCTTTAGTATCATCGTCTGCGAGTGTATCTAGTATGTCTTGAACGTTATTCTTTTTAATTTGTGCCACCTTGTCCCTAAAGTCACCGTGCTTCCCATCATCTACTTCGTCTATAATCCTCTTTACTGCACTAGACGATACGTTAAATTTAGTTGCTGTTTGTCGCATAGTATGTTCATTAGTGTAATATGCTATTATCTTCTTCCTTACACTGTCAGGTTTCTTTTTACCATTTGCCATACTATCACCACCTATTGCCTTTGCTTATAGTTTTTGTTTAACTTATTTATTTAGTTATTCCCCAGTAATATAATACATTTCGAACCTTAGTTTTTAATCTACTCCACTTACTGTATTTTTTTCCTATCAACAAATCATACATAGTGGGCGTCACCATAATATATTCTACTTCTTTTTCTTCCATATCATTACCCCTCTACTTTTATATCATTAGGATATTGAATCTGTAACTCTAGCATCAATTCCTTAAATGTCTGCTTTGCTTTGTTGTTACCTATAAATACCTTTGTTATCATCTCTTGATCCATTTCATAATCTAAGTCGTGTTCTCTTATCATATATTGTAATATGCTACTTATAGCTGCGCATACTATTGGTAATGTGTGTCCTTGTATTGTTATCTCTTTGTTGCTTATTGTTATTTTAGTCATTAAGAATACCATTTATGTCCGCTATTAAACTTGTCTACTATATCTTTATACCCTAACTCTTTTAACAAGTTTGTTAATATATCATCAGCCTCACAATGCCATACTTCTTCATCTGCATTTCTATGGTGTTCTATATCTTCAAACTGCTTCAAGTATTTTTCTTTAAGTTGTTTTTTCATCTTATCCCCCATACTATATTAACTCGCTAAGCATCTTAATTGCTGTTTTCGCTATATATAATTCTTCGTTTAAGTCCTCGTATTCTTCTAATAGTGCGGTGTATTCTTTTTCATAGTCTAGTCCTACTGTCATTGCTTTTTCATCACAACATTTTTCTTTCAGTGTTTCTTCTTTAGTGTCTTGTTCTATAACCGTTGCGCTTTCTAATTCCTCTTCAGTAGTTGGTTTTTGTATATATTCGCTTTTGTTATAAGTATCGCATTGTGTATCTTCTGCTATGTAAGGTTGTAAATCAGTATATAACAAGTAAAATTCTGCGCTTAAACCATCTATAGCGGTTATAAAATCTCCCTCGATTTTTGTTATAGTCATTTCGCATTGTGCGTATCCATTCATTAATGCACTCTCGCTAAATCTTACCTTATCGCCTATATTAAATTTCATTGAAACCTCCTATAATATTTTTAACTCTACTATTCTTTTCTAAATGTTTGCCCTACTTTTATTAAAAATTCTCTTATATTGTTACCTTGTTTCGCTCCTAATTCAGTAGCCGTAATACTTTCTACTGCCACGTTAAGGAACGCATCAATTAATACTACACACGTTATAGACAATAATATAATCGCTATTACATTAAATAATCTTTTGCCCATATCATTTCCCTTTCATACTCAATTTATTTGGCTTCCGCTTTGCATCGTTATTGAATCTAATCTTTTTACGCAAAAGTAGGCGATTTCTCCCCCTAGTTTCATCTTCGGTTTTAGTTTTAATTGTCTTTATGTACTAAATCCTCCATTTATATAATATGTTGTTATGTATCTGTTTGTTACTATATATCAAGATAGGGCTAACCTTAGTTGAACCCTATACTGATTGTTTGTTTTAGTAGACAGTTTAGTCTAGTTAATTCTTTCTATTGTTTGTCCGTTGTCATTTAGTAAATAACAATCTTGAATCGTTATGATTTTTCTTATTGTCGTTCCTTGTATATATTCTATAACACAATATGTTTCACCTTCTGTAATTCCCGCTTCTTCATCCGCCCATAATCTATCGCCTATCATTGAATCAGGTAAGTTTTCTACTTCTTTATTCTCCTCATTTGCATATTCTACTGCGAGCTTTAACACTTCTTCTAACTCTACTTCTTTTCTCCAACTAACATCTTTAACTCCTGATGTAATGTACCATCCATTAGGCACGTCTCTTACTTTAATAATCATATCTTTCTCACTCTCTCTTTCTTACTATCTAACTGTCTACTGTCTTTATTATAGCAAATAATCGCTTACCTTACAAGAGAACTACTATACTTTCGTTCACGAGTTGCAAATACTTTACATTAATTGCATAATATCCTTGACATAGCGTGTAAAGGTATGGTAAGATGATGTTGTGAAAGGAGTTGATTAGAAAGTTAAGGCTTCGTGCCTTTATCAAAGGACTTGATATCCCCCTATCGAGTTCTCCGATAAATGCTTGAATGAATTTCTCCTATCAGTTATAAACTGACTTATGCAAGATTGGATTCATCAACTGATTTTGCATACGTGTTTTTATAAAATATAAGGAGGATTATTATGAAGTTTACACCTAGACACAATGTTTCAAGAGATAAAAGAGTTGATATTAAACTTGATGAAGTAGAACAAGAATTATTAGGTAACATCTTTGATAGTTATATTGAAAACCAAGAGGTATTTTTCAAATCTATAAAAGACATTTACCCAAGTGTTACTACCGCAGAAATAATTGGTTATATAGTTGGTGCTAAAATGTTAAAAGAGAAAATATTAAACAGATAACCCCACATAGGGAAGAGAGGAAGATAAGATGAAAGAAAGTACAATGATTAAAAAGCGAAGTTTAGAAGCATTGGATAGAATTGACAATGGCGAAAATCTCGAAGATTATTTATTCTTATCAAATACATTGGATAAGTTTTTACCCAATCCTGAAAGAACGCATCTAAGACTTGATATTCCATCTGGATGGGTAGATACACCTGAGTTCAAAATATTTTATAAGGAATTAGAAGAAACAATTAAACTTGCAAACAAAAAATAGAAACACCACCCACACATCAACACAAGCAAAAACTCAAATAGGTGCGAGTTGTTGATAGGGAATTTAAGGAGGAAATATGGAAGATAAACATAAATTATTAGAATTGTTAAGAGGTACTATGTATGATAAAGAAGATGCAAAAGAAAGGTTAAAGGATAAAATTACTGATTTGCAAGACACGGTTAATCGACTTACTATAGAAATTTTAGAATATGATTTAGTTATTAAAAAAATAAAGGAGAAAATATGAACAGACAAGAAGTAATAGATTTATTAAAGGAATTTGGAGTTATAAAATCAATAGACATTAAAGAAAATATTGCATTAACATTTGAAGAAGAAAAGCACGAACTATTAAAGCACATAAGCAAGGTGTTACAGGATTTAGGTATGCCAACTCACATTAGAGGTTATCAGTATGTTAGAACGGCAATTTCAATGGTGTGTAATGATATTACGTTGTTAGGTAATGTTGTTAGAGGTTTGTATGTAGATATTGCAGGTCAGAATCAAACAACAGGATCAAGAGTAGAACGAGCAATCAGACACGCAATCGAGGTAGCATGGGAACGAGGTAATCCAACATACATTAACGATTTATTCGGTTACACTGTTTCATACAAAAAGACTAAGCCTACAAGCGGTGAGTTTATAGCAAAGTTAGCTGATGAAC